TGTTTGAAAGGTTCTTTCATTGGCAACAGTTTATGGAGCCAAATGATCTGAACAAAATCAAATCCTTTGAAGAACTAGAAAATGTTGTAAGAGCCGCTGATCCAGCCATTAAGAAATATCAAGAAAAACAGAAATATGCTGATGCTGAACAAGGTCAAGAAATCTTCAGAGATGATGACGATTGGAAAATAGTAGCCATTCATAACAAAGGCGCTGCTTGTGAGTTAGGCAAGGAAACAGGTTGGTGTACGGCTGCTCCAGGTCTAGATTATTTCGCGGAATACTACACTCCAGAAAGTCCTTTATTTTTCTTTAAAAACAAAAAAACTGGAGATCGTAGGCAGTTTCACTACACAACCGACCAGTTTATGGATGATAGTATTCCCCAGAAACAAATCAGCGATGCAGAATTCTACACATTACACAAACTTTTATTACAAACTGGTGCGGCAGGAAAATACCCAATATTAAGAAACAATATAAAATATGAAAATCTAAGATTAACAGGGGAAATGGGAGAAGCCTTTGCCGATGAGGACTTAAAAAGTCTAGGAAAGAAAGCAGAAGAATTTATAGACGAAGCGGTTCAAACCGGAAAAAGAAATGGCGTATGGAACATTCTACAACACTACATCAGACTTTCAGAAGATAAAGTTTTACAAATTACAGCCCCCGATGGATTTGATTATGATGTTATTGGCGATGAACCCCTACCATCTTCTGGGGAATTAGAAACACTACCAGCGGCGTTTCTACGGGGGTTCATATTAAACAAAGACAATGAAAAATTAATCAAAAGAAGCATGAACTCTGGCGTGCGCCGTGAAATTAATTTTATTCTTGCGGTTTTTGAAATGGCTGGACAAATTGATAGTGGTAAGGGACCCGCCACAGAAAAACTTGTTGACCTCATTGAAGAAAACTTTCTAAAGCCAGTAGCAGAAGGCAATTTAGATAAAATGACTAATCAGATTGCTGCTACGGCTGCGGCAAATTTTATAGGGTTTTTTGAACCTGATATTTTTCTAGAAATACTAGAAAACTGGGCAAATGAGAAAGAAGAAAGGTCCGATGGTGTTTCATTCTCAGTTCAGGGTCCCACGACCGGTTTAGAATTTTTCCATATCCTTATTAATAGAATCATAGTATTTTTACGTGATTACATTCCAACTTCTTTACGAAAGAAAATAATAGAAAACAAAGAAGTTCCGCGTAGAATGTTAGATCACCTTTTCTTAGATGAAGAGGTCTTCAATAAAGAATACCTTGAGAGTGTGCTTGAAAAAGACATAAATGAAACAACGAGACGTAATATTGAAAGGGCTTTGGGGAGTGATAGATTTGTTAGACTTCAACGAAGACTTCCCAATAGACGAAGAAATTATCCAAAGAAAGAGAAAAAAGACGAACCAAAGAAAGAACTTCGCGAAACAAAAAGACGAATAACCTTAAGAATAAAAATCAATAAAAAGTAACGATATGCTATTTAGGGCTCCCCTTACTATTTATATGGAGGAGATATATTAAATGGCGCAACCCACACTAACACCTTCTTCGCAGACAAGCAAGGTAATACTACCAAGTTCAAGCACACCAGCACTAGCAGAGGCTGCTACATTTCCATTTAGCGTATATACCTCTGATGAATACTTTTTAAGTGGTGCTGCAGATCAGGTTGCTTACACTTACAATAAGTTGGGCGGCGACGTATTAGACATTGAACTAACAAAAGAACAAGTATTTGCTTCTTACCAAGAAGCAGTTTTAGAGTATTCTTATCTTCTTAACATACATCAAGCAAAGAACTCTATTGGCGATCTTTTGGGTGCCAAAACGGGTTCTTTTAATGAAGAGGGGCAACTACAAGATACAACCGATCTTGACGATGTGGCTCTAAAATTCCCTAAATTTAAGTTCGAATATGCCCGTCGTGTGGGTCACGGTTACTCAACAGAAGCAGGTATTGGTGGTGTCACCCCAATTTACTCTGCTTCCTTCGCCACAACCGAAAGTGTGCAGGATTACGACTTACAAGCAATTGTTTCTTCTTCAGCCGCTACAGATACTGGAGTTCCTTATTATGGACTTATAAGCGGAAGTAGAATAAACGTAACAAAAGTTTATTACAAAACACCACAGGCAATGTGGAGGTTTTATGGATACTACGGTGGTCTAAACACAGTTGGTGATTTAGCGAGTTATGGTCAGTATGCTGATGACAGCACATTCCAGTTGATTCCAACTTGGCAGAACAAAGCCCAGGCAATGGCATTTGAAGATGCAATCTACACAAGAAACAGCCATTACAGTTTTGAGATTAAGAATAACAAGTTAAGAATATTCCCTCAATCTGTGACCGTTACCCCAAAGACAATGTGGATTGAATTCTTTATTGACTCAAACACTCCTTGGAAAGAAGACGGAACAACAGACAATGGTGTAGATGGCATTAACAATATTAACGCATTGCCATTTGAGAACACTCCTTATCAGAAAATCAACTCTATTGGCAAGCAGTGGATACGACGATTTGCTCTATCTCTTTCAAAAGAAACACTGGGCAACATTCGCTCTAAAGTGGGCGCCATTCCAATACCAGGGAACAGTATAAACCTTGACGGTCCTGCTCTTTTAAGTCAAGCGCAGTCTGAGCAAGAGAAGTTACGCGAGGAACTAAAAACAATATTTGATGAACTTACATACACTAAGATTGCTCAGGGTGATGTTGAATTGTCTGATGCGGTTAACAAAGTTCAAGAGAGAATCCCAATGCGGATTTTCGTGGGATAATAAATGGCTGATAATGAATGGACACAACCAGATGCGCCACCACCCCCATTATTCTTGGGGAAGAAAGAGCGCGACTTTGTAAAGCAAGTCAATGATGAACTTATTGAGCGCATCATTGGTCAGGGTATATTCTATTATCCCATTAGTATGGAACACACAAACTTTCATCCACTTTATGGCGAGGCAATAGAAAAAACATTCTTGCCCCCAGTTAGAGTATACGCTCTTATAATGTGGGAAGGTTATACAACAGAGACAACAAACTTAGGTATTGACCGTAGACCATCTATTGTAGTCCACTTTCACAAAAGAAGATTAACTGAAGATCAAGATCTGTTTGTGAGAGAAGGAGACTTCGTAAAATATGGTGATACCTTTTATGAGATAGTTCAGTTAAACGAACCTCAAGAGATATTTGGTCAAGTAGAACACAAAATGCAAGTAGAAGCAAAGTGCATCAAGGCACGTAAGGGAACTTTTAATGCCGGATAATCCACAATACAAAGGCGTAGAAAACGCAGAAGATTATTTAAATTCTGAGGAGTTTCAACCTTCGACTTTGGAAAATATTGATTTTGCTTTCTTTGATTTCATCAACGATAAGATGAATAACAATGCCACAACCAATGAAGGTTGGAAAAAAACACCGGTCATCTGGGCTTCTGCAGAACGTTCGTTTTTATCTAAGAATAGCAAAGACTTACGAGATGATGATGGTACTCTTGTTTTGCCTTTGATAACGATTGAAAGAACAGCAATGAATAAAAGTAAAACAAGAAAAGGCAAATACTATGGCTTAAGTGGCGTACTTCCAGAAGCAGATAGATTTGGAAGAATAACACTTACGAGAAAAATAGTCAAGGACAAGACAAATAATTATTCTGTAGCGAGTAACAGAAAAAGTTTTGATGAGGTTAATAGAACCCCAGGAAAACAAAGTTATTATCCAAAACAAGAAAATAAACTAGTTGTATATGAAACTCTGAGTATTCCACTTCCAGTTTATGTTTCTATGACATACGATGTTACTATTCGATCCGAGTACGTCCAGCAGATGAATGACCTATTGTCACCATTTATCACTCTAGGGTCCTCTATAAGTTACTTTGTTATAGAGAAGAATGGACATCGCTATGAAACCTTTCTACAAGAAGGGTTAAACTTAGCAAATAATGTATCTAACTTAGGTACAGATGAAAGACAGTACACAACAAAAGTTTCTTTTGAGGTACTTGGTTATATTATCGGTGAAGGTCCAAATGGAGAAAGACCCAAGATTATAAGACGCGAAAATGCGGTTAAAGTTAAAATCCCAAGAGAGCGTGTTATAACTGGTGACATTCCAGAGTACGGCAACGGTAAATCTAAGTACATAGAGTAATCAAAGAGGTTTTTGGAAATTAAAATACTAATTAATAAAGAAACAATTAAATTGTTTTGCAAAGGAGACAATAAGTATGGCAGCAACAGATTTCAAGTTTATCTCACCCGGTGTTTTCATCAACGAGATAGATAATTCTCAATTACCAAGCACAGCGGGTAACATTGGTCCAGTAGTCATTGGTCGTTCCGAAAAGGGTCCTGGGCTAGTACCAACTACAGTTAATTCATTTCAAGAGTTTACTGAAGTTTTCGGCGCACCTACACCCGGAAACCTAAACAATGATTTAGCAAGAAATGGAAACTCCGCTGGTCCAACTTATGGTCCTTATGCTGCACAAGCATGGCTAAGAAACAATTCTCCAATTACCTTTGTTCGCTTGGTGGGTCAGGCACATACAGATGCCGTTGATCCCACTGGACTAGCAGGCTGGCAAACTACCAACACCGATCCTGAGCCTGATGGTAGTCAGGGTGGTGCTTACGGCTTATTTGTCTTTCAATCTAGTTCTGCTGCTACGCCTACTGCACAGTTGGCTGCTGTCTGGTATGTCAACAGTGGCTCCGTTGCTCTCTCTGGTACTGCGGTTTCAAGTTCAACTGCTGGCGGTACAAATTATGATGAGGCGACCAACCAAAAAGAAAACCTAGTAGGTACGAACGTTGTTTTCAAGGCTTCAGGCGATAAAG